TCATGCGTGGAGCTCGCGGATCAGAGCGTTCCAGTTTCGTGCAGCTCGCGTCTTCGACCACGATCGCGCGAACGTGAGATTGAGAGCGCCTTCTGGTTGGTCCTCCAGCGGCACGCCATGCGTGCACGAAACGATGAACGGGCCGGTACCGTCATCAACGCCCTCGTATCCGGTGCTCACCTGGGGCTTACGTCCGCAGTGGCAGCGGCGAACATGATCGAAGCGATAGCCGCTCGCCGTGATAATGCTCGTCATGCGCTGCGCGCCTCCTTCCAGCGCTGCCAGGCGGCAGCATGATCGGGACAAAGGTCCTTTTCGGGTGCGGGGCTGGTGGTGCAGCGCGAGCAGATCGGCGCGTCGCAGGTGCCCCTCTTGCGACCGGGCACCTTCCAGTCGCATTCGAGATCCGCGCGGCCGCCGCACTGGACGCATTTCGGCCGACGCCGCGTGCCGCAGACGAAACCCGTTGCCATCGGGCAGGCGGATATGCTCGCAGGTCATGCCGTCACCCCGATATCGGCGGCGAGCATGCGGCGGGGGCCGGAAAGGTGGATAAGGCCCTTGGGCAGCAGATGGGCTTCGACGCACAGCGTTATGCAGGCGTCGCAGATGATCGCGCCGTTCATACCGCTGATCATCAACCGGGCCTGCTCATTGGAGAGGCCGCAGAAGGAGCAATAGATCGGCTTGGGAGCTAGCTTCATCCAGCGCCTCCCGAATAATCGGGCAGCAGCGGGGGCATGTTGCCGGTTTCATAGCTGGCGGCGAGCTGGGGCCGGATCGCGCGGCCGAGCAGCTGGCCATCGGGCAGGACTATGTTCGCGAGGAACTCATCCTCGAACTCGCTGATGCCGCACTCGACAGCCTCGAGCTTTGCCTTCACCACCAGTGCGAGCGCGCGCCAGCGTTGGCGACATGCCTGTTCCCACAGCTTTCGTGCCGATTCGGGTTCGCGTTTGTGTTCCTGATACCCGCGACGATAGGTTGTGAACTCAGGCAGCTCGGGATCCGGCAGCGTCAGGACGAACCGCACATAGCGGTCGTGCGCCCTGAAGCTGATCATCGTCTGTGTCTTGCCCTGCCAGCCATAGCTGAAGGCATCGGCCCCATAACGCGTCAGCGTGCGCTCGATCTCCATGCGCGAAGCTTCCGAGCTGACCTCGGTCTTGGCGGCATAGCGCGTCATTGGACCGTGGCCTCCGCTGCTGCCTGCGCCAGCTGCGCGGCTTCAGCTCCCGCTTCCGAGAGCAAAAGTGCCAAGCTGAGATATCGGGCTTGATCCAACACCGCGCAGTTGATGACCCCGTCCGCATGGCTGATCATCACCAGCACCTGCGGCTGGCCGTCGGGCATGGTGCAGACGCGGAGCGCCATATGCCCCGGGCGCTCCTCGATGGCGTCGTTGTGGGCGTGCTGCACCTGGCATTCGAAGCCCCTGAACTTCGCCTCGATATCGACTTCGCCGTTCATGCCGCGCCTCCCGGGTGCTTGGCGGTCCAGTGCTTCAGCAGCACCTGGCCGGAGACGACATGCGTGTTCGTGCCGGGAGCATCGCCCTTGGCGCGCATGACCAGGCCGTACCAGTCCATCTGCTCGCGGCTGGCGAGGAACGGGGCGATCGCCTGTACGCGCGCGCTTTCCGACCAGCGCGGCGCGCGCTGGGCGAGAGCGCGTTCGTGGCGGACGATCTCGGCAATGCCGGGGAACAGCGTGCCGGCGTACTGCAGGCGACGGCCCGGCCAGGCCTTGGCCATGGCCATCAGCGCGACGGTGAGTACGTCGAGGCCGTGCATGCGATGGCAACCGCGCAGGCCGGCGATGTTCATCACCTGGCCGGGCTTGAAGCTGGCGGCGTTGGTGTGCTTCGACATCGACAGGCCGGCGGCGAGCAGCGCGCAGTTGATGTCGGCCGCGACCGGTTCGCCGGCGGCGAGATCCGCGAAGTACAGATCGAGCTGCGACGGCGGACGCCGGCGCCGGTTGAACTCGCTGAACAGCATCGCTTCCTGCGCCGGGCCATCGGTCATCGAGATGATGCAGGGCAGCTGGTCGATATCGCCGCGCATGCGCGCTGCGGCCAGGCGATGCTGGCCGTCGACGACGTACATGCGGGTGTCAGACCGGCGTGCGACGAAGAGCGGCTGGCACAGATCCCAGTTCCAGTTCCGCGCGATCGTGCGGATCATCGACTGGCTGCCGGGCGTGTCGATCGAGCGCTGATAGGCTTCGTCGATCTGCAGCTGATCGAGCCGGCACCATTGCAGCGAGGGCATATTGCCGGTCGCGGGTGCGAATTCGGGCTTTTCGGCGTCAGGCATGGCCTTCCTCCTCCACATAGCGGCCCTCGTTGCGCGCGATGTACTCTTTCATCATCGCGATCATGTCTTCGCGCGAGCCGTTGCTGATGTAGTTGACCCTGCCTCCCTCAATCTGCCCGAAGCCTGAGACGAGAAGTACAAAGGCGGTGTGACGCGGCCTCGTGTCGCCGTTCAAAATTCCATCGATGCCTTCCGCCAAGCCCTGCATGAGGCCGTGATATTGCGCCTGGATAGGGTCGCTCATGACGGCTGCCCTCCGATCTCGACGTTCGACGACATCAGATTGAGGCCCATCGCTGGGGCCATGGCCTGCACCAGCTCGCGCGCGCCCTTCATCTTTTCGTCGACGAGGCTGGTGGCGATCAGCAGGGCATTGAGGTTGACCCGGTGATCGCTGGAGACGTTCGTCGCCGCGACCAGCGCATCCATGGCCTTTTGAGCGCCATGAAAGGCGAGGTCGACGATCTCCGACGCCTTGTCCGCTGGTACGCCTACGGCCATGACCTGCTGCCGGATGGCCGCGCGCATCTGGCGTTCAGCAGCGCGCGCCTCGGGGGTCTGTTCGGTCGCGGTCATGCTGCGCCTCCCGTCAGCTTGACGAGCAGCTGCTGCAGCTCGCCGACGGTGGTGCACTCGGCGCATTCGTCGTCGGTGATCTGGACCGAGAATTCCTCCTCGAGCGCCAGCGCGATCTCGACGCCGTCCAGGCTGTCAGCCTTCAGATGCTCGCGCAGGCTGAGATCAGGCGTGACGGTCGCCGGATCGAGCCTCCCGAAATGGTCGGCGAGCACCTTGGCGACGCGGGCTTCAATGGTGAGCTGGGTCATGCCACCTGCTCCTCGCTGTCGGTGTCCTGATCGGCGGGATCGATCGATTCCACGCCCTGCAGGCCAGCATCGCGCGCGGCCTGAGCCTGACGCTTTTTCTCGGCTGCCTCCGCCGCGCGTGCCTCATATTCGGCCGTCGCTTCAGCGAGGTGCTCCTCGAGGTCGGCGGGATCGACCTGGACCATCAGAGCGACAAACACCCTGCCCTCATGCTCCTCGATGACGTCGATCCAGCCACGGTGCTTGGCGGGCCAGAAGGTGCGGCCTTCAAGTGCAGTTCCGGCGACCTTGGGCGCAGCCAGGCGGGCAGCGATCGTGCGAATATCGTTTTCGCGCGCCTCTGCCGCCCAGTCGCGGCCGATCGCGGGGGGCGAGCTGTCTTGCTGGCCGGGCTCGACCGGCGCGACGGGCTTCAGCCAGTGGCACATCATTTCGACGCCGGTGCCGTCGTTGTTCAGCCGGTAGATGGCGATCGCAGAGGTCTTCTCGGCAAGGGGCAGCTCTGCGGGTTTGCTGGCCCAGTCTTCCTTGAAGCCGTCGGGCGTCTTGGGGGTCGACCAATAGGGGCCGTCGACCGGAGCGACGGCCGCATCGAGCCAACCGCCATCCCAGGCCAGCACCCGGGCTTCCTCGAGCGCCTTTTCCGTCGCGAGCTTGCGCACCAGGGCGGTGTCGATCAGCAGCTCGCGATCCTCGTCGCCGAAAAACAAGTCGCGCTCGGTCTTGCCGCCGGCTGCGACATAGGAGTCGAGCCCGATATAGCGCACAAGGCGATGATCGAGCGGGTAGCTTTTGCCGGCGAGCTGCTCGCGGATGCTGACCGGGCGGTGCGACCATTCGGGCTGTGACGCGGCCTTGGCGTCTTCCTTCCTGAACACCGCGAGCTGCACCTGATGATCGGGATGGCTGGCATAGGCGCGCGCGGCCTCGATCGTGATGCGGTATTCGCGCAGCGCATCGAGGATGTCCGGCGCGAGCGCGGCCAGGCGCAGGCGCTGTTCGACATAGCGTTCGGTGCGGCCGAAGCGGCGGGCGCAGTTGGCGATGCGCGTGGGCACATTGTTGATCGCCGACAGCGGGTTGCTGCCTTCGTACACGATCGCATGAAAGGCCTCGACCTCGTCGGCGGGGTTCATCGCCACCTTCTGCAGGTTCTCGGCCAGGCTTGCTTCCAGCGCGTCGTCGCGCGGGATGATCTGCACCGGTACCGGCATGTTCTTTGCCGCGCGCTTCTGGCGGCTAAGCAGCTGCAGCGCGCGCAGGCGACGACCGCCGGCGTCGACCTCGTACTTGCCGGGATGATCGACGCTTTCGGAGACGACGAGGTTCTGCAGCAGGCCTTTCGACGCGATCGAATCGGCGAGGCTTTCGATATCGTCGTCGCCGTTCGTCTTGCGCACGTTGCGGGGCGACAGGATGAGCTTGTTGAGCGGTACGTGGTTGTTTTGGGGAACAGGCTGGTTCATGAATCAGGTCCTTTCGTGACCGGGCACGGTTGCGGAAGGTGCGCTGCCCCGGACCGGCCAGTCCGGATGCGCGCTGCTTGCCGCAGCGGTTTCAGGCCCCGCTGCGGCAAGCTTTGGCTGCGCGAGGCCCTCGCGCTGGGACCCAAGCCAGGCGTCGATATTCTGCCTGACCAGCCTGAAGGTGATGATGCGGACGCGCGGATTGTCGGCCCAGCGCAGGCCGTTGGGATCGCCGCCAAAGCTGGCAATGGCGCGGGCGGTGGCGCTCCAGGCGGCGATATAATCGTCGCGCGTCATGCCGAGCGCGGCCTCGTCGGCTGCGGTCCAGCGCTGCAGCTGATCATTCTCGACATCGGTCACGCGCAGGAAAGCACGGCTGTGGCTGCGCGGAAGCGTGCGGGAAAAGCGGGTGATGCCGAATTCAGCGGGCTTCGCTCCGTCGGCCAGAAAATGGAGATCGTCGGCAAAAGGCTTGCCTTGCATCAATTTCTGCAGCGCTGCGGTTGGCGCCAGACGATCCGCCCAGGGCATCATCGCCCAGGGCTCGCGAAGCCAGACCAGCGACCCGGCTTCGATGCGATCGGCCATGGCGCCCGGGCGCAGACGGATCTGGCTGACACCGCCATCAAGGAGCTTGCGCGCCTGATCGGCAGCAAGGTTGAGCGGCTGAGCGCCATCCCTGAAGCGGACGAGGCCGGGCGGCATCAGACCAGCTCCGGCGTCTTCGGCGCCGCCGGCGTCACCGGTTGGCCGGTCAACAGGCGGATGGTTTCGGCGTCTTCCTCGTCGAGGGCGTGGGGAGCGATCTTGGTGAATGCACTGGCCCAGAAGCCCATTTCTATCGGCCAATCTTGCAGGCTGATCAGCAGTTTTTCACCGGGCTGCCATACCCGCGTAACCGTGTGCACAGAGCCCGCCAGTGGTCCAACGCGCGGCCTGTGATACTGGTCGAACCAACAGCCGCTGTACTTGCACAGCGCCAGGTCGCCAACCTGCCAGTTCTGATCGCCGCCCGACATCAGCCCAGCCCCAGCGCGGCTTTGTACGTGTCGAGGATCGCCTCCATTTCTTGGCGATCGTGCGGCTCCATCTTCCGCAGGCGGACGATCTGGCGCATGATCCGGGCGTCATAGCCCTGCGCCTTGGCCTCGTTGTACGTCTCGCGGATGTCGTCGGCGACGCCCTTGCGCTCTTCCTCGAGCCGCTCGATGCGTTCGATGAACAGGCGCAGCTGATCGTCGGCGGCGATGGGCTCGCTCATAGCGCGCTGCCTCCCTGCAGGAGGGCGGCGACGCCGGCGACGATGCCGATCACCCAGATCGCCATGATGGCGAGGAAGCGGCGATGACGCTGGGCGCGGGTGCCGCGCGGATCCGGGCACTTGCTGCAGCGGCAGTCGGCGGCATGAATGCGCAGCACGCGGATGTCGGACTGTTTCACCGGATCATCTCCATCACGAGGGAAAGGACGACGCGGCCCGGGATGGCGATCGCCGCCAGGGCGAACGCGGCGCCACAGAGCGCGGCGCTGATCGGTTCACCGAAAAAGCCTTCGCGGGGCTGGCGCTGGGCGCCGATGCCCCAATGGCGGGGGTCAGGACGCATTTTCGGTCTCCGGAAGATCGGCAGCCGCTTGCGCCTCGCGGCGTTCGCAGGCGGTGCAGAGATTGGGGTCGGTTTCCGACCAGGCGCAGGGATAGCCCGCATGCATGCAGGCGGTGAGCACGCCGCAGCCGCATTCACGACAGATCGAGGGCGGTGCGACATCGACGCCGAGATGGAGTGCGACAAGCCGGTCATAGGCTTCGCGCTCGAACGGCACGACGCCGGTGAGCTGCATCAGCGCGATGCCGTCGACATGGAGCTGGTCGCTCTCGAGCTTAGAGAGGACGGAAACGATTTGGCGCACAATGGCTACCGGGCCCAACCCATCGGCTGCGCGCCAAGTCGGGCGCGGAAAAGGCGGGTCAGAACAGGGCAGGAAGGCCACTGCCGCCAGCTCCAGGCTGACGCCCGCCGCCTTGCGGCGCTTGCGCAGGTAGGTGCCTGGTGTCATCGGCGCGGGCAGCGCGGTTGGCGGCAGTGCCTTGATCACAGCACCAGTTCCCAGCGCTGGCCTTCGCCATCGGTGATGAACAGCTTGCCCTGGGCGTCCGGGCCGAGGTTCTTGATGCCGGCGATCGTGCGTGTCGCGCCGGTTTCGGCATCCATGCCCGAGACGGACAGGGCGGGGCCGGAGCGATAGGCGGTCCAGTGCTTCAGCTGGCGCGTTTCGGCGGCGGGGGCTTCGGGCTGGGTGATCGCGGGATCGGTGAAACGGGAACTCGGCATCTGCGCGGTCATTACGGAATCGGTCATGATGGTCGCTTTCTTCAGGCAGCAGAAAGGCCGGCCCGGAAGCGCGGTGTGCGAAACCGGGCAGGAAGTTGACGGAGTAACTGGCAAAGCGTGGGGCGAATGGAGCCCGACGGGTTTTGACGCCGCCGGGCTCCTCGCTCGCGGTGGTTATCTCAGGTTCACGGCGGGTGATGCTGTTCCGATGCGCGATCGGCCTCGAGCAACGGGAAGACGCGCTTCAGAAAATCCATGGCCTCGCTGCACTCGCGATAGGCCTCTTGTCTATCCGCCCTGGTCGCGCCTGGGAGGGTAGCGCGGACCAGGGCGGAATGCGCCTCGCCACCCTCGCGGATGACGTCGGCGGTGTGGCGGGCGAGCTGGATGTTGCAGGCGAAGCGCTCGATCTGCGCCAGCTCGAGCTTGAACTGATAGGTTTCGAACAGCGGGGCGCAGTCGCCGCCGGCACCGATATAGGCGAGATCGAGTGCGATCGCGCAATCGAGCGGGATCTGCTCGGCGGTGTCGGGATCGCCCCAGTTGCGCACGGTGCGCTCTGCGCGGCCCGTGGTGGTGGCCATGTCTGCCCAGCCTCCGGGCAGGAAACCGGCGATGCGCGAAAGAGCGGCGTCGATCGAGAGGGGGGCGCGGGGCTTGGTCATTGTCCGGCGTTGCCTGCAATGTCGACATGCGATCGCAAGGGCCAGGCGGGGTTGGGGTTGCTAACGGTCATGACATGGCGACCCTGATGACGATGAAGGCCTCGGCTGTGGTCTTGACGGCAAGGCTGAGCGCGGCAACGCCCAGCGCGGTGAAAATGACCAGCGAGACGCTGTGCCAGACCCATTCCATCGCGCTCTTCATGCCGCAGCCTTTCCGATGGGCGGGGAATCGGCGGCGGGGGCCATGGGGTCGCAATCCATGGCCCCTGCCGCCTCCCCGCTGCCTGCTGTCTCACCATGGGACGCGGTGTCTGCCGGTACAGGGTCGGGTCCGGCAGAGGGGCAGGCAGGAATGCGCCCGACGGGGAGAGGATCACCGCCAGAGGCAAGAGCAGGTGAGCCGCTGGTCAGTTCCAGCGGGTAGATATCAGGCCGCAATTCATGACGCGAAATGCCGGTCGCGGCTTCGATGGCAAGGACATGCTCTGCCCAGACCGGCTTATCGTCGCGCAGACGATCGTGAATGGTCGACTGATCCTTGCCGATCAGACGCGCAAGGGCCGACTGGCCACCGAGTGCCCTGCAGGCCCTTGCGAGGGGCGAATCAAGTTCATCCTGAATTGCCATACCCTATCTATGGACATCCCCATATATGAGTCAATGGGGAAAACCATATAAACCCATTATGGGGATTCCGGTAACATGGGGCATGTCGATCGGGACGCGCATCGAGAGTCGCCTGAAGGAGCTTGGGATTTCCCAGGCCGAACTTGCGCGCCGGGTGATGGTCGACCAGAGCACCATCAACGGACTTATCCGCGGGCACTCGCAATCTTCAAAGCATCTGCATCGGATCGCCCGCGAGCTCCAGACCACCGCCGCTTATCTGTCGGGCGAAACCGACGACCCGCAGGCAGATGCGCCGGTTCAGCAGCTCGACCATGCGGAGCGGGAGCTGCTGGCGATGTTCCGGAGCCTGGACGGCGACGAGCGCACGGCCATCAGCCTGATCGTGCGGAGGCTGGCAGCCTGCGAAGAGGATCCTGACCTGCCTCGACGGGTCGCTGTCCGGCGGCGCACTCGGCCGATCGCGCTGCATGATGAACCACACACATACAAGGCGCAGGCTTGATGGCCGATGACGGTAAGATCAATCGTCCGCCCCCCAAAAGATGGTGGAAATGGCCAGCGGGCCTGTTCGTCGCATTTGCCGCATTCCTCGCGTTTGGGACAACCGACGAACAGAAGGCGAAGCTACGCGAGAAGCACCTTCTGCCGCCAGAAAAAGACGTGGCTTCATCGGCCGAGCTCACCCCTGAAGCCAAGCCAGCATCAGGCGAGCACTGCCTGTCGGGCCGGGATGGCGCCAATCGCGACCTGGTGCGCCAGGTGAAGGCGGGCATGCGCGAGCCGGATAGTTTTGAGCATGTGGAAACGCGCATCTACGGCAATGACAATGGCGAGCACGGCCTCTGGATGACGTTCCGCGCGCGCAATGGCTTTGGCGGGATGAACGTAGAGAAGGTCTATGCCCGGATCGACCATGATAGCTGCAAGGCGCTGCGCTTTGGGGATGGACCGGGGATATGAGCGAAAATTTGAAAAGTACGGTGAGCCTTGCGCTGATGGCAATGAACCAGATGCGCTTGAATTTAACCATGACAAAGATGTTTGCCGATTTGGCTCTGGGTGAGCGGGTCAACCCCAGCGACGTGAAGGACCTCGACGCCCAGTTGGGGGAGATGGCCAGCCTTGCTGACGAGATCCTCGCTGAATTGAAGGCTGCAGCTGATGCCCGTTGATGATCGGCTCAAGCAGATTTTGTCGGGGCAAGCAGAATTGCGAGCCATGCATGAGGAATGGCGTGCTCATCGTGGATCTTCTGGCGGAGGATCAGGTCCTGTGGATGATCGCGTGAGCAGGCTGGAAGGTCGCATCGACAAGGTCGGCGATGAGCTGGGTGAGGTAAAGGTCAATGTCGCCACGCTGACCGAGCGCATTGCGCACTTGCCCAGCAAGGGTTTCATCGTGACGACGACGATGGCATCACTGGCGCTGCTGGCCGCGCTGATCGTCTTTGCCGACAACATCAAGGCTCTCTTCGGATGACGTGGGTGCTTCGTTTGGCCATAGCGGCCACCGTGCTGGCCGCGCCGATCGCAGCGATCGCCGGGCCCTTCAGCAAATACGAGAGCCGGCAACTGGAGCATGATTATCAATCCCGTGCGAACATGTACGATGTCGAACGGTGCATCATCGACGTCGATGGGTGGCCGCCGCCCCTGGTTTTTCGCCAGCCTGACAAACCCGATCGGGTGACGATCATATGGACCGAGGACATGGGCGCCGGCGGCCGCTTGGATCTGATACAGCGCGATGCGATGCTGGAGGTGAGGGGTTGGTCCCGTGTCCCAAAGGCGATCACCACCTGCGCGCCACCAATAAACTAGCATGGAAAAATCCGAGCTCCGCAAGCTGCTGGTCGCTGTCGCGCTGGTTTTCGCTTCGCTGGTGACCTTTGGCGGCATTCAGCAGAAGATCTATTTCGACCTCGCTAGCAGCCATGCGATCGCCAGCAAACAAAACGCCCTGGCGGAGATTAGGGCGAGCTGCGCGGTGCAGCCATCACCCGATCGGTGCCGAACCGGAGCACTGCGCGCGGCTAGAACTGAGCAGCGGGAAGAGTATGACCTCTACAGCCAGCGCACGATGGCCCTTTGGACCGCGATCATGGGGATCATGGCAATCACCGGAGCAGCGCTGAGCGCGATCGGGATCTACCTGGTCTGGCGGACCTGGGATGCAACCCGGGAGGCGGCCGAGAGCAGCCGAAAGACGCTGCGGTCATACATTGCCCGGGAACGCGGTGTACTGCTGATCAAGGGCGGATTTCATATGGAGCTGGAAGGAGAGCCATATCCGCACGGTTTCTGGATAAGGCTATCGAACAGCGGGCTCAGCTTACTGAAGGTCGTGAGCATGGAATGGGCTTATGTCGATGAGCCGGTGTGGAGCAACCACTTAACAGAGCAATCGAACAGCCAAATCCTCATCCTTCCGGGCGAACAGGCCGATAGTACCTGGATGGAATGGCGAGACCCAAGAGCGGTCGACCTTAATTGCTGGCTGATCGGAAAAGTGCATTACGTCACATTGGAAGATGAGCGGTTTTTCACCACTTTCGCGTTGCACATTGACTACTCGGAAAGAAATTATCTGGGGCATGACCGCTGGACAGCGCGCAGCGAACTGGTTTCTGGTCAGCCCATGGACACTTAACCTGATGTGCGCCTGCCAGCACCGCGTAGTCTGCATAAATTTGCAGAGCAGGATTGACCCGGTCACTTTTTTCCGCCACAAATGAGGACGAAAAAAGTGACCGGAGGTTCTATGGCAGTTGTGGTTCGATCAGATGAATGGGACGTCAATGCGCGTTTGCGCGACATGGGTCTTCGTCGTGAAGGGCTGATCTCTGCCATCAAGGCCGCTGTTGCTGCCTATTCCGGCTGTACCGCCAACCATCCCCCGATTGCCCGGGGCATCATGACCTGGCTGGCGGCAGTTGCCAGGCTTCGCGAGGAGTTCCTGCGCGATGGGTTCGTGCGGGATGATACAGCCAATTTTTCCACGATCGTTCATCATCCGAAGATGCTCAAGATCGCCGTCGCCAATACCGACGAGAATACCGGCCATCCTGTGGCCGACCCGACCAACCGTTCCAAGAAAGGTGAACTGGGGCGCCGGGCCGCACTTATCAATCAGCTTTCGCTTCCCTTTGGTGGCCTAGCTGCCGAACCCGAGGACGCGAAGCTGCCGGGCTTTTCGACATGGTATCTGTGCATTTATGTGCATGGAGACACGGTCCGCGCTGAGCTTTCGCATCCGACCAAGATCGAGAATGGCTATTTCTCCGATTGGAGCGAGCGCCTTGTCCTGATCGATTCGGATGATGGCTGGCGCCGCGCCTTGACACCCTCGAGCGACGATGGTGATGGGCCCGAATTCAGTGTGGTCGTAACGCGGAAGTAAGCGATGTTCAGTGGTCAGCGGCTGAGCCTGGCTCGGCGGCGGATGGGACTCACCAAAAAGGGTCTCGCCGACGCCTTGGGCCTGCACCCTCGCACCGTGACACGGTGGGAGGAAGACGAGCGCGAACCGTCGTCTGACGAGGTCGCCATGATTTCGTGGGAGCTGCAGTTTCCTCCGGCCTTTTTCGAAGGCGGGGAAGTCGACGAGGCCGAAAAGGAGGCAGCGAGCTTCCGATCGCTATCGAGCATGCCGGCGCGCGATCGCGATGCAGCGCTGGCTGCTGGTTCGTTCGGTTTCATGTTCGGTGACTGGGTAGAGAAGCGGTTCAACCTGCCCGCATTGGATCTGGAAGACCTTTCCGGCGAGACGCCCGATGGTGCAGCCAGGGCGTTGCGCGAAATCTGGGGTATTGGCGAGCGGCCGATTTCTCACATGATCAATCTGCTCGAGGCCAAGGGTGTGCGCGTGTTTTCGCTGGCCGAAGACACTGACGCTGTGGACGCGTTTTCGATGTGGCGACGTGACAAGGCCTATGTTTTCTTAAACTGCAACAAGACTGCCGAACACCAGCGGTTCGATGCGGCACATGAACTCGGGCATCTGGTGCTGCACAAGCATGGTGGGCCGCGCGGTCGCGAGGCCGAAGATGAAGCGAACCGGTTTGCAGCATCATTCCTGATGCCGCGGGCCGACGTGCTGGCGCATCTGAGCTATGTCGATTCCTTGGATCGCCTGATTGCCCACAAGCGACGGTGGAAGGTTTCCCTGGCAGCGCTAAACCACCGCGTTCACAAGCTCAATCTGACGACCGAATGGGAATATCGGACCTTCTGCATCCAGATACAGCAGCGGGGCTATCGTAAGGCAGAACCACACGGGATCGAGCGCGAGACTTCAGCGGTATGGCAGCAGGTGCTAGCTGAGTTGCGGACCGACAAGGTAACAAAAGCCAGCATCGCAGAAGAATTGGGATTGCCGACCCGGGAGATCGAGAACCTTGTGTTCGGTCTGGCTAATATGTTGAGCGTTGATGGTGGCGGTGCAGGTGATGGCGTGAAGAAGGGACGGCTACGACTGGTTGCTTGATCTAGTATTTGCCCGAACAAATAGCGAAATAGCGCTTTTTCACAATTTTCCTGTTATGTTCCGAGCATGGCCAGCCACCGCCCCCATGCCGACCATGATCATACCCTTCGCCAGCGGCCCGAGATGGCGAGCCTGAAGCTGCTGGTGCTGAAATTCGTGCGCCAGTACATCGCCGACTGGCATGGATCGCCGAGCTTGGGCGAGATTGCGCATGCGCTGGATACCAACCGCACCCGGGTGCGGCGCGCGGTTCGCAAGCTGGAGTCCGAGGGGCAGCTGCTGCGCGTGCCGGGGCCGCGCGGCCTGAGCCTGCCGGATGAGGAGCCGCTGGCGATGCGCCAGCTGCTGGCGCGCGGGTGGACGATCGATGCCGATCGGCGGGTGGCGATGCCACCGGCGAGCACCGGAAAAAGCGTTACAAATGAGCCCCTGCCGCCGGTTCCCGAGCTCGATTATCCCTATGGCCAAGATCGAGACCGGGGAATGACTGATGGCGGCGCAGGCGGCGGGGCGCAGGAACAAGCGTAAGGCGGGTACCGAGGCCGTGCTGGCCGACCGTCGGCGTAGCATCAACGCCGATTATGCGGCGCGGCATCCGGCCAAGGCTGCCGAGGAGCGCGCCCTGCGCAAGGCGCAGCACGCGTTGCAGCGCGATTACGGGCACAAGCGCCATGGCACGCCGGAAACGCACGCGCACGCCGCGCGCCAGGACCAGGGCGCGCTGCACCAGCTCTATGTGCGCGGGGTGATCGACCAATTTGAGTTGGCCGATGCCGATCTGATCGCGGCGATCGCCGACAGGATCGGTGCCGAGCTGCAGATCCGCACGGTGAGCCTGGAGACGCGGGTGGACCGATCGCCGCGCGCTGGCGGGGCGTTCTATGAGGCGCTGGGATGGGTTCGGGCCGAGATGGCCTATTCGCGGTGGCGGGCAGCCCTGCCCGAGCCTCAGCCGGTGCTGGCGATCATCGTGGGCGACATGTCGATCAGCGCGGCCGCGTCCCGGCATCGGATCACGGCACGCAAGGCCAGGCGGCTGTTGCTGGAGGCGCTTATGCTATGGCCGGGATATCATGCCGATGCGGTTCGCGCGGTCGATGCGGGCGATCTGGCGGCGATGCATGCGGGGTTGGTATAATCTCCCTTCGAATGTAGCAAGGTCACTGGCGCCGGATCGCAATGCGCGAAGCGGCGCTTTGTCGATGCATTATGGGAGACGCAAGTGCCGAAATTTGTCTGCAAGGTTGATGCCGATGGCATCCGCATCCATCTCGACGCTGCCGATGGTGAAGAGATTTCGGCTGAAATGGTCAACGCCTGGGCCGCGTTACGTCAAAGCAATGGCTTACATGAAATTGCTTACAGGCTCATGGGTATCGATAATGCCCTGAACACTCTGGCTGACGCTGTAGAAAGGTCTGGTTGATCGCATAGACCGCATCAGGGCAAAATCTTGCAGGTGTCACAAAAAAGCCCCTGCCCAAAGCGCATCGAGAGGCGCAGAAACGACCCCGCGATAATTGCGCCCAGAGCCCGCCCAGCCCCTTTCCCCCGGCTGATGGCGGGCTTTTTGATGTCCGGGAGACGCCAGCATGCGACACGGTCTCCGTCGGCATGCCAGCGACATTGGCAGCCGCCTTTCCCTGGCCAGCGACAGGCTTGACCGCCTGTGCCGCGATGTATCGCTGGGCGTGCGGGATCAGAGGCAGTTCGACGAGATGGAGAGCGAGGCACAAGCCATCGCGGCCGATATCGTTGCGGCGTTTCGCCAGCCAGACGCGCGCCCGGGCGGCTGCACCAATCCACGGAGGTGCGGATGAGCATCGATCTCGAGCAGCTGCGCGGCAAGGCGTTTGCCGGCCAGGGCAAGGAAACGGTGGCGGTGAGCCGCGATTTCCTTCGCCAGGTGCACGACGAGCTGGCCGCGGGGCGGGTTGCCCAGGCGCAGCTGACCAGGGCGCACTGCATGAACGATGTTGTGCAGGGCCTGCGCCAGGTGCCTTCCGAGCGGGCGACCTCGCTGTGAGCGACGCTGCACCCAGGCATCGGCAGCCGCGCACGGTCGACCAGGCGACCGCCATGCTGCAGCGCTGGGCCGAGCTGGACGTTGACCGCGCCGCCATCGAGGCCGAGCGCAACGAGGCGATCGCCGCGGCCAATGCTGCAGCCGATGCGAAGCTGGTGCCGATCGTGCTCGAGCAGGACGATATCGCTGCCAAGCTGCAGCCCTGGTGGGCGAAGGCGGCGGCAGAGCTGCTGCCCGGGAAGCGCAAGACCATGGAGCTGGGCGGCTGCAACATCGGATCGCGCACCGGCAAGACGGTGCTGGCGATCGCGGGCTCGGAAGAGGCGCTGATCGCGGAGCTGACCAAGCTGCGCTGGGGCAAGGCGTTTGCCCCTGCCAAGCCGAAGCTCGACAAGACGGCGCTGCTCAAGGCGACCGATGGGCCGAGGGCCAAGGATCTGGCCGAGCTGGGCGTGACGGCCAAGGCCGGCGAGGAATCGTTCGTGCTGAACCGGGCCGAGCAGGCCGGCACTGTGGGGAGCGCGTGAAGCTCGCGTCGCTATCCCGGGTATCGCACCTCGCAAGCATGCGCGCGCGATGGCAGCGTGCGCTCGACACTCGGCCTGACCTGCGCGTGCACGATCTGATCAGCGGCAACGTCGCCGATGAGGAGATGCTCGAGGCGATCAAGCCCGCGCTGCAGGCTGAGCTGAACAGGCGGATCGAGGTTATCGACGCCGAGCTGATCGAGCTCGGCATGTCGATCGACTGATGCCGACACAGCCGCCGCGCTATCGGCCGCCGGGCTGGAAGCCTGCCAAGCCCTGGGAGCGGCCTGGGCTGTTCGTGAAGGACCAGCGCAAGCGCGGCCGTGCCGGCATGCGCGAGCGGGCGCAGGTGCTCGCTGAAGAACCGCTGTGCCGCCTGTGCCTGGGAAAGGGCCTCGAGGTCGCCAGCGACGTTGTCGACCATATCCTGCCCCTCGCATGGGGTGGCAGCGACGATCGATCGAACAAGCAGGGTCTGTGCGACCCGTGCCACGATGCCAAGTCGAAGGCTGAGCGGAAGCTCGCACGACAGCGGAAAATCGAAGTTTTCGATTGAAAATCATCACATGGGGAGGGGGAGGGTCAATCTCTCCGATCGTCCGCCCCCGGACACCGCCTTGGTGGTCAGATTTTCACGCGGTCGAAATCAAAGGGTAAAAAGTTGGGGGTCGATGGCGCGGGGTGGATCTAGGCCGGGGTCCGGTCGGAAGCCGACCTCGTCGGCGATCAAGAAACTGCGCGGGACCGAAAAGGCGGAGCCTGACACCATCCCGACAATCGCGGCCGACGAAGCGCCGCTGATCTGCCCGATGCATCTAAGCGATCTGGCACAGCTGCTGTTCGCCAAGATCGCGGGGATCCTCGCGGCCGAAAACCGCGCCAGCGGCAAATATGCCGAGCATGTCGCCTTGCTGGCGCTGCGCCTGGAGCAGATCCAGCGCTTCCAGGCGGTGCTCGAAAGCGAGGGCGATACCTACAAGTCGGAGACGGCGCGGGGTTTCATAATCCGGCCGCGGCCTGAGGTTGCGATGCTGTCCGATGCGATGCGCCAGGCGCAGTCGCTGCTGGGCGAGCTGATGCTCAACCCTGCCAGCGCGCTGAAGCTGGCCTCCGGGCACAAGCCCGAAGCGGGCGATTTCGACGATTTCTGAGGAGACCACCATGACCACCAGCGTGACCGTGAAGACCTGCAGCTGGCCCGTTCGGGTCTGGACCGCGCCGCGCGAGATTGAGGATTCCGACTGGGAAAACCCCGTCGATGTCGCGCCGAACAGCGAGCGCACCTTTTATGTGCATTCGGGCATCGATCTGTGCGTCCGCGAGCTGCCGCTGCCTGATCAGGCGGAATAACCGCCCTAGCATGTGGAGACGCGCGACTATCCGGCGATCGCCAAGCAATATGCGCGCGATGTCGTTTCGGGGAAGATCCCTGCTGGCAAGTCAATCGTCCGACAGTCCCAGCGGTTCCTGGATGAGCTGAAGGCGCAGAAGAAAGCTGCGTTTCCGCACCGTTTCGATAACGAAAAAGCGGCGCGCGTGTGTCGCTTTATCGAGAGATTGCCGCATTCCAAGGGCAAATGGGCCCGAGCAAAGGAGCTGATCCGGCTCGAGCCGTGGCAGGTGTGGATCTTGTGCTGCACCTTCGGGTGGCTGCGCAAGCGCGACGGGCTCAGGCGATTCCGCGTCCTGTTCGTCGTCGTGCCGCGCAAGAACGGCAAATCGGCGATCGCCGCCGGCATCGGTCTCTATATGTTCTGCGCCGATGGCGAGTTCGGCGCTGAGGTCTATTCGGGCGCGACGAATGAAAAGCAGGCCTGGGAGGTCTTCAAGCCTGCGAAGCTGATGGCTTCTCGCACGCCGGCGCTGATCAAACGGTTCGGGATCGAGATCAACGCCAAGAACCTGGTCCGGATCGGCGACGAGAGCAAGTTCGAGACGATCATCGGAGATCCCGGCGACGGCCAGAGCCCGAGCTGCGCGATCCACGACGAGTATCACGAGCATCCTGACGACGGCCAGGTCGACACGATGCAGACCGGCATGGGCGCGCGCGAGCAGCCCCTGCAGGTGCTGATTACCACCGCCGGGGACAACCTGGCGGGGCCTTGCTACGCAAAGATCCAGGAGGAACGCGAAAAGCTCCAGGGAATCGGGGCGACGGAAGAGCAGAAAGCGGCTCGCGAGGCCGCCGGAATGGGCCATAATGGCGGTCCGCCGCTTGACGACGAGACGTTTTTCGCCGAATTCGCGGCCGATGACGAGGACGATTGGCGGTCCGAGGCGACCCTTCGCAAGGCCAATCCGAACTTGGGCGTTTCGGTTGACGGCGATTTCCTTCGCGCCAGGCAGCGCGATGCGATCTCGACGCCGCGAAAAGCCGGTGTTTTCAAGACGAAACACCTCAATCTGTGGGTCGCGTCGAAGGCAGCGTACTTCGATATCCAGAAATGGCGATCCTGCCACGATCTGAACCTGCCCATGCGGGGCCGGGATCTGTTTCAGTACGAGGCCCTGCGCGGTCGCCGGTGCGTCGCGGGGCTCGATCTGGCGTCGAAGGTCGATATCGCGGCGCTCGAGCTGCTCTTCCTGCCGATCGGCGGCAAGCCGACGGTCGATGACCCGTATGTGCGGGTGGGTTTCTATTTTCTGCCCGAAGAGACGGTTCTTTCGGTGCCAGCGTATCAGGGCTGGGACAGCCAAGGCCTGATCAACGTCACCCAGGGCAACATCATCGACTATGACGAGATTCTGGACACGTTGCGCGACGTGCGCGACTTCGCCCAGCTCGAGCAGGTCGCATATGACCCGCATCAGGCAACGTATCTGGCGACGACGGCCGTCAAGGATGGCTTTCCGATGCTGGAATACCGCCCGATCGTCCTGAATTTCTCCGAGCCGATGAAAGAGCTCGATGCGCTGACCAAGGCCGGGACCATTGCCCATGGGGGCTGCCCGGTCATGGAATGGCAGATGAACAACGTCGTCGCGCAGGCCGACCGGAAAGACAATGTCTACCCGAACAAGCCGCGCCCCGAAGCCAAGATCGACAACCCGGTGGCGCTGATCAGTGCGCTGGGCTGCAGCATGACGAAGGAGGAGGAAGTGATCCAGACTTCGCCATGGGATGACCCCGAATTTTCCATGACGGCCGACGAGGACCAGGCCTGATGGGTTGGTTCACCGATTGGCTGCTGGGCGGCGTTGAACAGCGGTCAATCGAGGACCCGAAATACAGCCTCAGCGAAAGCCCAGAAGAGCTGCTGCGCCTTCTGGGCATTGCCGACGCGCAGAATGCCCTCCCGATCGTGTCGATCGAGGCGGCGCTGGGCGTGCCTGCGGTGTTTTCGATCGTCGCCTTTCTGTCGCGCACACTGGCCGCTCTGCCGCTTCCGACGTTCGAAGCGGGTGAAAATGGCGCAAGGGTCGATGATTCAGTGGCGCAACTGCTCAGCTATGCCCCGAATGACGGGGAAACCAGCTATGGCTGGCGTCGCTGGCATTGGCAGCAGGTGTTCACCGGCGGCCGTGGGCTCGCGTGGATCGAGCGGGTTGGCCGGCGTCCGGTGGCGATCTGGCCGATGGATCCGGCGCTGACCACCATCCGGCGGGTCAATGGCGAGCGGATCTATACGCACAATGGCCGCGATTACCGCGCCGGCGACGTGATCGACACGCCGTTCATGCTGAAGCGGGATGGCCTGGCCAGCTATTCGCCGATCGCGAAGATCAACAAGGCGATATCGCTGGCGATCGCCATGGAGAGCTTTGCCGGCGGTTTCTTCCTGGGCGGTGGCGTGCCGCCGCTGGCACTTGAAGGCCCCCTGCCTTCAGGTGCCGATGCGTACCGGCGCGCGCAGAACGATATCCAGCGCGCGATCGACCTCGCCAAGAAGTCGAACAGCAACATTTTCGGGATGCCGCCCGGGCACAACCTGAAGCCTGTCGGAATCGACCCTTCCAAAGGTCAGATGGTGGAAGCGCGGGCCTTTCAGATCATCGAGATCAGCCGTGGCTGGCAGATGCCGCCGGTTTTCGTGCAGGATCTGTCGAAGGGCACCTTCAGCAACACCGAACAGCAGGATCTGTGGCTGGCCAAGCACCTGATCATGCAATGGGCCAAGGCGTTCGAGGATGAGCTGACGCTGAAGCTCTATGGCTGGCAGAACCCTACCCGGCGGGTGCGCCACAATCTGGACGGACTGCAGCGAGGCGCGTTCAAGGAGCGCAGCGAAGCGCTCGCCAGGGCGATCCAAACCGGTCAGCTGACCCCCAACGAAGCCCGCGCCCTCGAGCAGCGCGCGCCGATGGACGGCGGCGACCAGCTTTACGTGCAGCAGGCGACCGTGCCGCTGGTGATGGCGGGGGCCAGCATCGATCACAACGGCGCACCGTCGATCGACGACAATGAGGAGGACGCTGCGGATGCCAGCACCCAAGACTGAACAGCCTGAACGCCGCGCGATGGCGATCGGTGGCGAGCTGCGCATGGCGCAGAGCGCCGACGGGATCGGTATGGCCGCCGGCTATGCAGTGCTGTGGAACAACCGCACCGATATCGGCGGTTGGTGGACCGAGCAGTTCGCGGTCGGATGCTTCACCGAGTCCCTGACCAAGCGTGACGTCGTTGCGCTCCACAGCCATGACGACGCGCGCCCTGTCGGCCGCCGCAGCCGCGGCACGCTGCGCCTCACAGAAGACCAGCGCGGCCTGGCGTTCGAAAATGACCTGCCCGACACCAGCGACGGCCGCGACCTGAAGGTGCAGCTCGAGCGCGGTGACATCGAGGGCATGAGCTTCCGATTCATCGCGCGCCGCGAGGAATGGGACGAAACCAGCGATCCGCCGGTGCGCACGATCCACGAGGCTGATCTGATCGAGATCACGTACACCGCCTTCCCGGCTTATCCCGATACCGAAGCCGGAATGCGCAGCCTGGAACAGGCGCGAACCGAGCGTCGGCAGCACAACAAGACCGGCGCCCTAGCGCGGCTTCGCATGCGCCAGGCGCAGCGCGAACGGAAGATCTGACAGCAATTCACCGGGCCCAGCCCGAGGCGACGCCTGCCGAGCAGCAGCGTCCTCAACCACCCGCCGATCTGGCGGGTTTTTTTGTGTCCTGGAGCGACAAATGATCCTGCAGCAGTATTACGAGGAGCGCGGCACGCTGGTGGCCGAGGCTCGCTCGATCCTCGATTCGATCGCCAACGAAACCGATCAGACCCGCATCACCGAAGCCGAGCAGCGTCACGACGCCGTGATGGCCAAGCTTGACGCCCTCGACAAGAAGATCGAGCGCGAAGAGCGGCAAGCTGCTCGCGAAACCGCCGAGGAAGAGCGCCGCAAGCAGAACCGTCCCAATCGCGGCAGCGGCAGCGCGTCGGGCGTCGACGATCCGGAAAGCGGCGAAGATCGCACCGCCGAGCAGGCTCAGGAAGAGTATCGCGACGCATTCTATGCGATGCTCCGCGAGGGCGGCGATATGTCGGCGCTGTCGGCAGAGTCGCGCCAACTACTGCGCCGCGGCTATGTCGAGAACCGTGTCCAGACCGCCGGCACCGATGCCGCTGGCGGCTTCACCGTGCCGACCACTCTCGCCAACTTCATCGTTTCGACGATGAAGGACTGGGGGCCGATGTACGACCCGGGCATCACCACCGAGCTGGTGACCTCGAGCGGCAACGCGTTCGACATCCCGACCAATGACGACACCGGCAACACTGCCGCGCTGAAGAGCGAGGGCGCGGACCTGACCGACGACGACAGCGGCGACCTGGCGTTCGGCGAGAAGAACCTCAACGCCTATGTCTATGCGACGCCCTGGCTGAAGATCAGCTTCGAGCTGCTGCAGGATTCGGCGTTCAATCTGGAAGCGTTCATCGGCGCCAAGCTCGGCGAGCGCCTGGGCCGCATCGCGAACCAGCGCCTCACCATCGGCACCGGCTCGAGCCAGCCCAACGGCATCGTGACTGCAGCGAGCGTCGGCAAGACCGCTGCCGCTGCCGCCGCGATCGCGGCCGACGAGCTGATCGACCTGCAGCACTCGGTCAATGCCGCGTACCGCCGCAGCCCGCGCTGCGGATGGATGTTCGCGGACACCACGCTTGCAGCGATCCGCAAGCTGAAGGACGGCCAGGGCAATTATCTGTGGCAGATGGGCGACGTGCGTGTTGGCGCGCCGGACCTGATCCTGGGCAAGCAGTATTTCGTCAACGACGATGTTGCCGCCATGGCTGCCAATGCCCGCACTGTCGTCTTCGGCGATATGGGCGCCTACATCGTGCGCAAGGTCGGCAGTCCCCTGATCGGGACCGTGCGCGAGCGCTTCTGGCCCAAGGTCGGCATGGCTGGTCTGGTCCGCTTCGATGGTGAGCTGACCGATACCGCAGCCGTCAAGGTGCTGCGCCAGGCCGCATCGTAATTCACGATCGCACGGAGATCCGGGCGGGGTTCGCCTCGCCCGGGCTTTCGCTGGCTTGCGCGCATGGTGCGCAGGCCAGCGAAGGAGATGATCCATGCCGAACCTGAAAATGCTGACCGGCCTTTCCGGTCCGAAATACTCGCTTTCGCCCGGTGACGAGCGGGAATTTGGCGAGATCGAGGCGTCGCGCCTGATCCGCGCCGGCTTTGCCGAAGCAACCGATGGCTTCGTGCCGATCGACGAAGGCGAAGAAACGGACGCCGCTGCAGCCGCTCAGGCCGATGCCAACTCGAAGGCGACGGCCGATGCGGACGCCGCTGCAGCCGCGCAGGCCGAGGCTGATGCAAAGGCCAAGGCCGATGCGGAAACTGCTGCAGCAGCTGCCGCCGCTCCGAAGGCACCCGCCGCGCCGAAGAAGGCTGCTGCGCCGAAGAAGGCCAAGGCCTGATGTGGCTTCCTGCCGTCACCATCACGCCGCCGGAGGCGGAGCCGGTGTTGCTGGCGGCGGCGAAGCAGTATCTGCGCATCGATGCGGCCGACGGCAGCTTCGACAACGAGATCGAGACGTACATCGCGGCCTCGCGCGCCGAGGTCGAGAGGATCACGAACACGCGGCTGATCACGCAGGTGGTCGTTCTGCAATCGGGGAGCCTGGCCGACCTCGAGCATCTGCCGATCGGACCGGTGCAGTCCATTGAGGCGCTGAACTATGTCGACAGCACCGGTGACGAGCAGCTGCTGCCTGACGCGGATTATGCGCTGGTCGCCAGCGGCCTCGATGGAAAGATCATCCGCCCCAAAGGCGTGACCTGGCCGACGATCGCCGATCGCGCCGATGCGGTGCGGGTGACCGCGACAGTCGGCTATGGCGCTGCCGGCAGCGATCTGCCGCGCGACCTGTATTTCGTCGTGCTGCGCGCCATCCGCGCGAAGTTCGACGGCAGCGAGCTCGCGATCGAGCACATGCTGGTCAATCACCGGATCTGGATGAGCTGATGCAGCGCGGTCGGTATGGCGCGGCCAAGCGCGATCGCCTGATCCATTTTGCGCTGCCGGTCACGCAAGAGAATGCTGCCGGCGAGCCGGTGGAAGACAGCCTTGCCGATGCCGGCAACGCCTGGGCGGCTGTCAGCTACGGAAAGGCGCAGGAGCGGCGAGAGGCTGGCATCGAGGGCAACGACCTGCCCGCGACGTTCATCACGCTGCAGAACGCCGCGACGCGCGCGATCGGGCCCGGGCATGTGGTCCTGTTCGATGGCTATCGCTGGGACATCACCAGCGCCGCGCCGTTCGAGCGCACCGAAATGGAATTCACGGCTGTGCGACGCGCCAGCCTTACCCAAGGAGCATGAACATGCTGGTCAAGACGATCCGCGAACACGCCAACCGCTTTGGCGACGGGCGCCAGAAGAAGGTCGGCGACGAATACAACCATCCCGATCCGCAGACGCTGATCACCACCGGTTTCGTCATCGATGTCGCCAAGGCGAAGGCACAGGAAGCCGCGCAGGCGAAGGCCGCAAAGGGTGCGAAGCAGCCGGATGCTTGATTTTGCCCTGTCCGGCATCGACCAGGCCGTGCGCGCGGTGCGCAACATTGGCCAGGCGGTGACGGACGAAAAGATCGCGCCCGAGGCAATGCAGGCGCTGGAGCCTGTCGCCGAGACGGCCCGCCAGCTGGCACCTGTGCGATCGGGCGAGCTGCGCGACAATATCGTGGTCAGCGACATGCTGCGCGATGCTCCGCAGCGCGGCCGAGGCGGTGTGGTCTATGTCGGGGTGCTCGCAGGCAAGGCGCTGCACGCTGGCTTCGTCGAGTTTGGCACGGTGAACATGCAGGCCGAGCCGTTCCTGGCACCGGCATTCGAGCAGCATCGCGATCTGATCATCGACATCCTCGGCAAGGGCGCGGGTCGCCTGATCCTCTCGGCGAACTGACATGGAAGAGGCTCTGGTCGCACGGCTGCGCAACGACGCAGGCGTGGCGGCCGTTGCCGGCACCTACAACAATCGCCCTGCCATCGATGTCGGCGAGCGCCGGTCGGACAAGCCGGAGAGCTTCCCGGCGTGCTTCATCGATATCGTCGCGCCGGGCCGACAATATGACCAGGACGGCCCGTCGGGGCTGCACCTGGCCCGAATCCGATTTGAATGTTTCGGCCGATCGTTCCTGCAGGCGAAGCAGCTTGCAGTGGCGATCACCGAACTGGTCGAAACGCCGGAAGAAGTGGACGGCATCCGCTTTCACCGCGGCGCACAGCTTGTGCTCGATCGCAGCATGACACCCGAAGACCTGGGCGGCGGGATCAGGGTCTTTCGGCGGCTGCGCGACATGATGATCCCCTACACACCCACATAAAGGAAATTGGATATGGCAACCGGAGACGGCGTCCTCTCGGACGGCACCGAGCTGTGGCTGACGAATTCGTCGGACGTTCTGACCAAGGTTGTCGGGCTGATGAGCGTGAACCGCCCCAGCCTGGCGATCGCGAAGGTCGAAACCACCGATCACGACAGCGGCAAGGTCAAGGAATACATCCCTGGCCATGGCGACATGCCCGAGCTGCAGTTCACCCTGAAGTACGAGCCGGGCAGCCCGACCGATCTGCTGATCGAGGAGCACAAGGCGAGCCGTGAGAAGCGCCCGTTCAAGATCGTGACGCCGGAAGAGGACGGCACGACGCAGGATCACGAGGGCACGATCTTCCTCATGACCTATGTGCCCGACAATGCACCGCTGGGCGCCATGCGCACGGCCACCGTGACCGGTCAGCCCAGCGCCATCGCCCAGTCGGCAACCTGACGGAGGCTGACCCATGAGCCACCCGCTGAGCGGCGTCGCCGAATTCGCCTTTCGGGGCGTCAACTATCTGCTGAAGCTCGACAACCGCGCGTTCTATTATGCTGAAGACGTGCTCGGTTTTTCGGTGCTCGATGCAGTCGAACAGATGCGCGCGGCGCTGCAGGCAGGGCGCAACCCCATGCTCAAGACGATCGTCGCGCTCGTGTATGGCGGCCTGAAGGAAAACCATCCCGATATCGCGGAAAACACGGTCATCGACATGTTCATGTCGGAAGACCCGACAGTTCGCGAAGCGGTTATGAAGGCAATGCGAGGCGCGCAGACGCCCGATATCGCGCCGCCGCCCGGCCCCAGGGGGCAGGCGGGAAACGCGCGCAAGGGCAAGAAGCCGAGCCGGGGTGGAACTGGGAGCTGATGTTCCAGCGCTGGTGCCAGGCGGGCTTTCCCCCGGCTGAGTTCTGGTACCAGACACCCCGCTCGACATTGCTGGCGATCTGGGGCGCGCGGCAGCGCCTCGAATCCGATTTTCGCAACATCGTCACCGGTGCCTGGCTTGGCGGCATGCTCGGCCAGTGCCCGCCGGCGCAATATCCCCCGCTCGAGAAGCTGATCGGCGATCAGGGTGAAAGCCCCACGCCTTCCCCGCAAATCATGGACCCCAAGGAAGCCGCCGCAAATGCGCGCGTCTGGGGTTTGCTGCTGAGTGCCGGAAACAGGCGAAAAGCCCGGAAAGGTAAGCCATGAGCGGACCGATTGCCTCGCTCAGCGCGGCTCTCAGCTGGGACCTCGCCGATTTCGAGCGCGGGACGCGGCATATCGAGATGTCGTTCCAGCGGCTGCTGACGCTGGGCCGCGATATGGCGGCGGGTTTCCAGCAGATCGGCCAGCGCATGACGCTGGGAATCACTGCGCCGATGATCGCGATCGGTGCCTATACGGTCAACGCAGCCAGCGACCTGCAGGAGCTGCAGAGCGCGTTCGACTATACGTTCGGTGCGTCGGCCGCGACGATGAACGCCTGGGCCGAAAGCACTGGCAACGCGATGGGCCGCGCCACCAGCGAAATGAAGGCGGGCGCGCTCGCCATGGGTCAGCTGTTCAAGCAGGCCGCGCCGACTGAAGAGGCAGCCGCGCGCCTGTCGCAACGGTTCACGGCGCTCGCGCAGGATGCCGCCAGCTTCTACAACACGAGCTTTGACGAGGCGATCGGCAAGATCCGATCCGGCCTGTCAGGCGAGAGCGAACCGCTGCGCGATTTCGGCGTTTTCCTGACCGAAGCCGCGGTGAAGGCCAAGGCGCTCGAGCTCGGCATGATCAAAGTCGGCGAGGAGCTGAGCGAGCAGGGCAAGATCATGGCCCGCGCGATCCTGATCCAGGAGGGCCTTGCTGACGCCAATGGCGATGTCGAGCGCACCGCTGGCAGCTTTGCGAACCGCGTGCGCGCGCTCAAGGCCAACATCCAGGAACTGGCCGAGGAGATCGGTGAGCGATTCCTGCCTTATGCGGAGAAGTTTGTCGGTTGGGCCCAGAGCGCGGTCCAGTGGATCGGCGAGCTTCCGGGTTGGGTAAAGGACGCGGCCATCGGGTTCGGCATCTTTGCCGCCGCGATCGGTCCGGTCATGATCGCGCTCGGCGCGCTGGCGGCAACTGTTCTGCCCTTGTTCCTTGCCAATATGGGGCCGGTGTTCGTTGCAATCTCGGCGATCATCAATCCTTTCGGCACTGCCGTCGTCATCCTTGGGAAGCTTGCCGGCGAATTCGGCCTGGTCGGCCGCGCTCTTGCCCTGCTGACCGGCGGTGCAGCGCGGTTTCTTGGCCCATGGGGTCTCGTCATCTCAGCGATCATGCTGTTTTCCGACAGCATCGGCAGTGCATTGCGCGGCATTGGCGCGATGATCCGCGACACACTGGGCCCGAAGGCCGAGGAGCTGGTCAACCGTTTTGCGGCGCTGTTCGCTGAGCTCGAGCAGGCTTTTCGCGACGTTGCCGCAAGCCCGATCGGCCAGTTCTTCACCATGCTGATCGATATCGTCGGGGTTCTGATCGAGGTCCTGCTTCGCTTGGTCGGCGCCGGCGTCATTGCCGGGATCGGTGCACTGATCGACATGATCAGCGGCATCGTCGAGTTCGTCCAGGGCGTGGTGCAGACCGTTTCCAAGCTGCTGCAGGGCGACTGGGAAGGTGCCTGGCAATCCGCTGGCAACACCGTCGCGCGCGCAGTGCAGCGCATTGCCAACCTGATCAGGGGCGTGATGCCCTGGCTGGCTGCTGCCCTCGATCTGATGGCGCGCCTGACCGGCGATCCGACGCCGATGCAGAGTGGCAAGTCGCCCGGTGCGCTCGGTGCGGCCAGCTTCTTGTTTAACACTGCGAACAAGGCGACCGAATCCATGCCGGCAGCGGTTGCCGGAGGCTCCTATGCGATTGCAGGCACCGGCGGTGGCGGCCGCAAGGGCGGTGGCGGTCGATCGGGGCCGAGCGCGGAAGAGCTCGCCGATCGGCGCGAGGAAATCAGGCTCGAGCAGGCGCTGGCCGTCGCGCGCGAGAAGGGCGATATCGAAACCCAGCGTGCGCTGCGGCGCCAGCTCGATCTCAAGTCCAAAGTCGATCAGTACGAGCGCGCTGGGCTGGACAAGGCAGCGGCGAAGCTCGCTGCGGAAAAGGACTTGACCGAGCTGGATCAGGCTCGAGCCGAAGCCATGGCGCGCGAGATCGCGACCGAGGAACGCTCGATCGACATCCAGCTGGCTGAGCTGCGCAACGATTACGAGGCAGTCCGATTCCTGAAGGATCAGGAGTATCTCGAGCGCCAGATCCTGATGTGGCGCGAGAAGGGCCTGTCGATCGCCGAGGCTGAACGCCAGGCGGCGCAAGATCTGAAGAACCTGGAGCAGGCGCGCGCCGAACAGACGGCACGCCGGATGGCCGACCAGGAAGACGCCCGCCAGATCGAGCTGGCCCGAATGCGTGGCGATGACCCGCGACGGATTTTCGCGCTCGAGGAGCGTCGCCGGATCCGCGATCGCGCCGACGAGCTGCGATCGCAAGGCGTCAATGAAGACGATGCGCAGGCCAAGGCGCTGCAGGAAGGTTCCGAAAGATCGCGCGCTGCCCTCACCGGCACTTTTCGCGACACCTTCCGGGCAGGCCTGCAGGCAGCCATGAACGGCGATCTTGGCGGCTTCTTCAAGAACTGGATCGAGACCCGGGCTTTTGACGCGCTGGCACGCGTCCTCGATCGCCTGGCCGACCAGCTGGCCAATCTGGTCAGCGGAGGCGGTGGCGGCGGTGGGCTGCTTGGCGCGGTGCTTGGTCTCGCCGGGTCGGCCAGTGGGCTTGCGGCGGGGGCTGGTGCCGCAAGGTCGGCGGGTTCGGCCGTCGGAGCTGCTGCAGCGCGCGCAAGCAAGGCTGCTTATGTTCCACGCTTCAACACGGGTGGCTGGGGCACGATCAAGGGCTTCCCCGGCATCGACACCAATGTTCTTAGCCTCAACGACAATCCGATCGCCATGGTGTCTTCGGGCGAGCTGCTGAACGTGCAGAAGGCCGGCGAAGGATCCGCCCGAGCCGTGCAGCAGGCGGTGCGGGTCGTGCTCGAGGATACGACCGGGCTGTTCCGCACCCGAGTCGAGCAGATCAGTGGCGATGTTTCGGGATCGCAGATCGCTGCCGCGCGCCCGGCGATCGCTGCGGATGGTGCTGCCGCTGCCATCCAGCGCATCAAGCGCATGCAGGACAGGCAGATCGGCTGATGCCAGTCGAACTGCCAAACCGCCCCGCCTCCCGGCGGATGGGCGTGCGCATGATCGATTATGGCGGCACGCTGACGCCTGGTCTGGGCGGCCCTACGCAACGGATCAATCGCAACGGTAACCGCTTCGCCATTTCGGTCCAGCTGCCGCCAATGATCGCCGACGACGCGCGCGCCTGGCTGGCCGCGTTGAATGCCGGCGTCGAGGAGGGCGTGATCTGGCGGTTTCGCCAGGTGGATCTTTTCCCGGGCTCCCCAGGCAATGTCGTCGTAAATGGCAATGGCCAGGCCGGAAAGACGCTGGCGGTGCGGGGATGCAATGCGAACTATCCTTTCCGGCGAGGCCAGTTCTTCAATCTGGTCGAAGGCGGCCGTCGCTATCTGCATCAGGTGTTCACGCCGATCGGCGCGAGCAGCGACGGCAGGGCCCTGTTGCCGATCAGACCTGCCTTGCGCGTGGAACCCAGCGACGGATCTGCGCTGATCGTCGGACAACCCGTTATCGAGGGCCTGCTCGAGGGCAATGGCTTCAGCTACGAGGTCGATGAGCAGGACATGACCAATATCGGCTTCACCATCGTGGAGAGCCGGTGATGTCGTTTGCCGGCGACAACATCCATCTGATCGGCTTCTGCAAGATCGAGCTGCCGACGCGCACGCTGCGGATCTGTGACGGCGGCTTCTGCTATTTCGGCGGCGAGAAATACGATTCCGAGGACAGCCTGTTCGGCTCGATCGCGGGGATCGACGAGTTCGAGGCCTCGCTGGGCGATGCGGCCGAGGACGCCAAGCTGGTATTCGCCCCGCCGGCGACGACGGCGGCAGCCGATATCAACAGCAGCACCTTCCAGAACAGCCGCGCGCGATTCTGGATGGGCACGATCGGGCCCGACGGCAAGACGGTGACCACGGCCGAGCAGCTGATGGACGCGCTGGTCGATTACACCGTGCTGCGGCTGCGCCAGTCGGGCCGCGAGCTCGAGATGTCGTTCATCGGCAGGCCCGAAAAGCTGTTCCTCCGCCAGGAGGGCAACAGCCTGAATGCGCGGTTCCACAAGTCGATCTGGCCTGGCGAGAAGGGCCTGGACAATGTCGGTGCCAAGCTGACGATCGCCTGGGGCGTCGGCAGCCCGCGCGGCCTGACCAGCGGTGGCGGCGGTGGCGGCGGTGGCGGCTTCAATTTCGGCAACCCAGTGGTGCGCGAGCAATGACGGCGATGCTGGCGATGCGCGCGGATGCCACCAACCGCACGGTGGCAGCATTCCAGCGGCCTTTCGACTGGGACGGTGCAAGCTGCATCCACCTGGCGCATGCGCATGCTATCAACATGGGCCATCAGCCGCCGCCGCTGCCGATCTTCCGCAGCAGGCAGGGCGCGCTCCGCGGACTGGTGAAGACGGGGCACCGCACGCTGGAAGGCCTGATGGACAGCCTGTTCGAGCGGATTGCGCCAGCGAAGATGCTGGTCGGTGACATCGCGATGCTGCCGGGCGAGGACAAGCGGCTGAAAGCGCTGGTGATCTTCGACGGCCATCTTTCGGTCGCAGGCTGGCACGAGGCGCATCCGGAAACGCTGGTTTGGATCAAGCACATGCAGGGCGACCTGATCGCGGCCTGGAGGCTCTGAGCGAACCATCATGAGCAAGGTGTTCAAGATCGTCGGCGTCGTCGCCGGCGTGGTCGGAGCTATAGCGCTGACCGCCGGTACGCTTGGGGCGGGGTCTGCAGCGACTGCCGCGCTGCTGACCAAGATCGGGACCATTGCCTCAATCGCGTCGGCTGCAGCCACCGTCGGAGCGCGCATGACCGCCAAGCCGCCGCCCGCGCGCGGGACGGTGAACGAAACGACGATCGGCGCGAACCAGCCCATGCCGTACCTGATCGGCGAGACCTATTCGGGCGGTGCGATGGTGCACGAGGCCGGATATGGCGCGACGCTGAAGAAGGTGAAGAACCCCTATTATTTCCGGGCGGTCACCTATTCGTTCTGCGGACCGCTGGCGGCGCTGCTCGGCATCTATGCCGATTTCGAGCAGATCAGCTTTTCCGGCAATGCGGCGACCGGCTTTTACAGCGGCTTCCTCTATGCCGATACGCAGCTCGGCGCGACGCCGGAGAGCAATGCGCTGGCGCCGCAATGGGCGGGCTGCCCGAACTGGGGCGCCGATCACAAGCTGAGCGGCCATGGGGCGATCGGCTTTTCGATGCTGTTCGACAAGGAGGGCGAGCGCTTCGCTTCCGGTCAGCCGCAGCTCGGCACGGTGTGGCGCGGGGTGCTCTGCTACGATCCGCGGCTCGACAGCACGCGGCCCGGCGGCAGCGGCGCGCAGCGCATCGATGACGAAACGACCTGGGGCTGGAACCGCAATCCTGCCTGCCACGCGGCGACCTATGCCTATGGCCGGTACCAGAACGGCATCAAGGTGTTCGGCGTCGACCTGGGCGACGCGGCGATCGACCTTGCCGGTACCATCGCCTGGGCCAATCTGTGCGATGCCAATGGCTGGCATGTCGACGGCACGATCTATGAGCCTGGCGACAAATGGGCGAACCTGAAGGAAATCTGCCAGGCGGGCGGCGGCGAGCCGGTCCTGGCCGGTGGCCTGCTCAAATGGCGCTGGCAGAAGCCGCACGTCTCGCTGCGGACGATCACCGGCGACGATCTGGCGCGCCCCGACATGGAGGTGCCGAGCAACCATACGTGGAAGCAGCGGCGCAACACCATCATCCCGCTGTGGCGATCGTCGGCGAACAAATGGGATTATGTCCAGACCGATCCGGTCACCAAGGCCGAATGGGTCGGGGAAGACGGCGAGGAAAAGGCGTTCGAGCAGCAATATCGCCTGGTCCAGGACAAGGACCAGGCCGCGCAGCTCGGCGCGTACCAGATTGCCGAGGAACGCGGTCCCGGCACGATCACGCTGGTGCTGAAGCCCGAGTTCATGATCTATGATCCTGGCGATGGCCTGACGATCGACATTCCGGAAGCAGGCATGGAGATGCTCCCGGTCATCGTCACGAGCCGATCGGTCGCGCCCGATACCGGCGAGGTGACGATTGCGTTCATGACGCGCGAGCCTGGCGTTGATGCCTGGGCGCTGGGCCAGACCGGCACCGCGCCGCCGCCATCGCCGACCGTCAGCGCGCAGGAGCGTGACGAGGCAGCAGGGAACAATCAGAACCCGCTGGGCTACACCTCTACGCTGATCGCCTCGAGCTATCCCGTCGGCTTTGCTGAGGACCCGATCACGGCCATCGATGCGGGGAGCGACTGCACCGTCACAGTGCCCGATCACTCGCGCGTCTATCCCGACAAGACGGTCGCTGTAACCGGGGGCGACATCACCGGCCTCGAGTACGGCACGCTGATCCTGATCTATTATGACGACCCCGATCGCGCCGGCGGCGCGGTCACCTTTGGCGTGACGACAGACCTCGAGGCGGCACGCGTCAGCAGCACCCATCCTGACCGCCATTATGTCGGCGCGGTGACGACGCCGACCCTCGGCGGCGGGCCGGTCGATGGCGATGGCGGCGCGCCTCCGGGCGGCGGGCCAATTCCGTGATTTCGAGAAGCGAGGCAAAGCCATGATCGGCAATGATTTCAAGGCCGCGATCGCGCGCCGCGGTGCGGTGTATCGCGAACTGACGATGTTCCGAAACGAGGATTTCGACCAGACCATTGTTTTCAAGGATGTCGACTTCAGCGCCGATACCTTTGCCGCGCAAATCCGCCACCTGCCAGATTCGGGCGGTGCGCCTCTGGCTAGTTTCGAGATCGAAGGTCCGACGTTCTCCCTCGGTGACACCAGCCTTACGCTGTCGCTCGACCTCGTCGGCAATGTTGTCGGCGATTTGCCCGCCGCGCCGGAGACGGGCCAGAACGCCGTTTTCTATTGGGATCTGAGCCGCACCAGCGGCGGTCGCACGCGCACGCTGTTCGCTGGTCCCGTCACCGTCATTCCGGGGAGCACGATCTGATGACCCAGACCGTTTCCGTTGTCATCGACAACGTGCCGATCGAGGTCGCGTTCTATGACACCAACACCCGCGAGGCTCAGCTGAAGGCCATTCAGGCCGAAGAGAGCGCTGAGACTGCGGTCGCTGCCAAGGATGTTGCGCTGCTCGCGGCGATTGGCCTGGGGCCGTTTGCCGACACGACCGCAGGCCTGGCGGCAACGACCAATGGCCAGTATTTCTACACCGTATCGCCCGCCAACCTTTATCTGAACAATGCCGGCACCGCCGTGCTGCAAGACGAACTGGCGACGCTGGCGCGATCGCTGGGCGTAATGGCGCCGACGATCGTGCCGGACAATGCGACGATCAAGCAGGCGATCGAGACGCTGGGCGAGAATGTTGAGAGCGATGATGGCGCCGGGTTCGTCGGCCTGAAGCAGGGCGGCAAGGTTCAACATGGCATCCCGTACGTCACCCCCATGATGAAGAATGCAGCGGGCGACGGGACTTGGAACGACACTGCTGCAGCCCAGGACGCGATCTACGAGGCTTCTGCTCGCGGGTGGGAGGTGGTGCTACCCAAGGGCTATTCGTTCAGCAACACTGGCCTGATCCTGCCCGATAACACGATCATCAAGGGTGAAGGGAGGCTGATCAACACGGCGAACCGCCTGACCTTGGGCAATGGTTGCCTGGTCGAGGGCATCAAGATCGGCGGGAACGACAAGGCCGGGCTTTCCGATGGTATCCGCATCCATGATGTTGCTGACTGCGTCGTGCGCGGCGTGGAGCTGGACGGCATCGCCTATTCAGGCATTACGCTCAGCAATGCCAACGGCGTGCTGATCGAAGGGCTGACCGCCAGGAACATCGGTGATCCGGATGCGCCTTTCTGGTTTGCGACATCATCGGGGATGGTGGTTTATGCCCAGAACAGCAGCGGCGTCACGATCCAAAGGTGCCCGAAGGCCGAGCAGATTTACGGCAGCGCCGCTTACTTCATCGGCACCGGCTGCACCGATTTCGTCATCACCGACAGCGAGGTAACGGACACGTTCTATCGCGCCTTTCAGGTGTTCGGAACTGGCCACCGCAGGATCGTCATCTCCCGCAACCGCGGCTATCGCATGGGCGAACTCAACGACAGCGGCTCTGGCATCGGATGCAATGGCATCTATGTAGCATCTGACAGCACCGACCCGTCGAACATCGACATCGAATCGAACATTCTGGAGAACCTCGCCGAGAACGGAATCGAGGTGCTTTGCGCAGCGCGCATCCGGGCCAACAAGATCAAGACCACCGGCTATCGAGCACTGTCCACGCCGTCCAACGAAGGCATGTTCATCGAAAGCGGCAGCATCGTCGAAGATAACGTCATCACCTCCGCTGCTTTCATCGGCATTCGCTCTTATGTCGACGGCTACACCGCTTCCAGCATGGTCGTCAGGAACAACACCGTGATCGCCGCGGTGGGCGATGCGATCAATTTCCAGGCCAATGGTTCCGGCTCGACCTATGTCAATTCCCGGGTCTCTGGCAATCAGCTGGTCAGCTATGGCGGCGCTTATGCCATCGCCATCTCGGGCACGTCGGGAGCTGCCATCGGCAGCTCGAATGCAGTCAACGACAATGTGGCAGTGAATGGCGCGGCGGTCGCGATCGCGGCAGACGTGCGTAAATCCGGCAACAGCTGGCAATGGTGATCTCATGAGAAACGTTCGATTGGGTGGCGTGGGCCCGGATGGGTTCGAGGCCGGGCAGGCTGTCGAATATCTTCGTCAGGACGATGATGGAAGCGAGAGCTGGGTTGCTGCCACCATCCAGTGGTACTCGGCCAATTTCCTGACCGGCAGCGGCAATTGGGTTATCCGCCTGCACGATGCTCCTAGCAGCAGCGACATGCAATCGGTGCCGTTCCACAGCGAACGCTTGCGCGCAGCCGACGTTTAACGAAGGGCCATCGATGACACCTGAACTTATCGCTGCCTTTGGGCAGTTCGGCCCGCTGGGCCTCATGATCGGCTATCTCGTCTGGCGGGAGACCAAGGAGCGCGCGGCAGCGATCGCGCGCGACGCCGACGTGATCAAGCGTGACCTCGCCCAGGCAGATGCCAACAAGGAACTGGCGGCTGCACTGGCAGCGCTAACCGTCACGATCCAGAACATGCTGCCGGGAGGTCGCGGCCGATGACCTCGCTCGATGACCTGCGTCTGCAGGCGTGCCAGCTGCAGGCCGTTTGCGATGCGATCAACACCGCGATCGGCGGCGCGAAGCGGCGATCGCCGCGTCGGCCGAGCAAGCCCGCTGCCGTCAGGCCAGGCCCGCGCGCGCTTGCGCGGCACTGATTTCCTTCCCCATCACAGGAGCTTCCATGCCCATCACTCTCGGCCAGCGATCGCTGGCACGGCTCGACGGCGTTCATCCGGACTTGGTCCGCGTGGTCAAGCGCGCGGCTGCACTGGCGACCGCCAAAGACGATTTCACCGTGCTGGAAGGCGTGCGCACGCCCGAGCGCCAGCACGAGCTCTATGCCCAGGGCCGGACCAAGCCCGGCAAGATCGTCACCTGGACGAAGATCTCCAACCATTTCCGCAATGCGAAGACCGGCTTCGGCCATGCGGTCGACCTCGCGCCATTCCCGATCGACTGGAATGACATCGCCAGGTTCGACAGGCTTGCCGGCCTGATGTTCCGCGCCGCCTCGATCGAGGGCGTCACCATCCGCTGGGGTGCCGACTGGGACCGCGACGGCAAGCCCCGCGAACGTGGTGAAAGCGACAGCCCGCATTTCGAACTGGTCCGCTGATCGCGGTTGCGCAACTGGGGGTATCGACGGGGGTATCGCCTCCGGCCGAAGCGGTCGAAACCCGCGCAAAACTGCGATTTCTCCCGACCGTTGATCCGGAGGGATTATCCGGATCACGCGCGCGCCGATCATAAGCCGGTCAAATGCCGAAAACGGCCGATTTGTGCGGTTTTCCGGCGCATGCCGGACCATTTTCCCAACATCAGCAAAAAGGTGGCATCATGCTGACCAATGCGGCGGCGAAGGCCGCGCAGCCGACTGATCGCGCCTTCAAGCTGTACGATTCGGGCGGGCTGTTCCTCCTGGTGACGCCCGCCGGTACCAAGTCCTGGCGGTGGAAGTATCGCCGCGCCGGCCGCGAGCAGCTGAAGACGCTGGGCCGATTCCCCGAGCTCAATCTCGCCCAGGCGCGCGCAGCGCGCGACGATGCCCGGGCCGAGCTGGCGCGCGCTCAGGATGGCGCAGCTGCTCTGACATCGTTCGCCGATATCGCTCGCGGCTGGCACGCGCACAACCTCGCGCGCTGGTCGACCGTGCATGCGGCCGACGTGATGGCGAGCCTCGAGCGCGACATCTTCCCCTCGATCGGCGACAAGCCGATCGGCGATATCCGTCCGGCCGAGCTGCTGACAGCGATGCGGTCGATCGAGGCGCGCGGCTGTCGCGCCACCGCATCGCGGTTGCGGCAGCGGCTGTCGGCCATTTTCGGATTCGCCATCGCCCAGGACCTAGCCGAAGCGGATCCCGCCGCGCAGCTCGGCCGCGCGATGTCCGGTACCGCGCTGGTGCAGCCGCACCCGGCGCTGACCAGCATCGAGGATTGCCGCGCGCTCCTGGCTGCATGCATGCATGCGCGCGCCGCCGCGCCGGTCGAGCTCGCGTCCCGATTCCTGGCTTTGACCGCGGTGCGCCTCGATGCGGTGCGCGGCATGCGCTGGGGCGAGATCGAATGGGATTGCGCCGACACCGGCAGGCCTGCCTGGCGCGTGCCGCCGGCGCGGATGAAGCTGGCGCGCGTGAAGAAGAGCGAGCCGCGGTTCGCGCATCTGGTGCCGCTGAGCGGGCAGGCGCTCGAGGTGCTGTCCGCCGCGGCCGAGATCCAGGGCGCGCAGCATGGACAGTCGATCAATCCCGCGCAGCTGGTCTTCGCCGCGTGCGCCGGCACCGCGATGATCGGGCGCGGCTCGATCGGGGCCATGTACCGGCGCGCGGGTTATGCCGGCCGGCACGTTCCGCACGGCTGGCGATCGAGCTTCTCGACGATCATGAACGACGAGCTCGGCCCGGAATTCCGCGCCGCGATCGACCGGGCGCTGGCGCACAGCCCGAAGGACAAGGTCGAAGCCGCGTACAATCGATCAGGCATGATCGATCAGCGAACTGCGATCTTCGATCGCTGGGGTGAGCTGCTGGCCGGATAATCCCCGGCCAGGCACTCGTTTCTAGCCCTGCAAGCCGGCGCCGGATGGCACGAGGCTTGCTCCTGGCCCCCTGGACAGCCCGGGCGGCGCAAGCCGCCCCTGCGCGCCGGTGCAGGGTAGCACGGCGGTGATTGCTTCACCGATGGGTTCGGGGTCTGGGGCCAGTTCAAAGCGCCCGGCGAAGCCGGACTATATCACCAGCTCCCGGTTTCTTTGCGGGTGGAAGATTCGCGCTTGTCCAACATGTGCGCGATGGATTTCAAGGTTTCCCCCAGTCGGCCGTCGACCGCGCCCATCGCCTCGAGATAGCGCTCGGCCGACAGGCTCTCGACCATGGCCTTCCATTCGGCCTGGCGCTGCTCTCCAGCCCATTTGACGTCGTCCGGCAGCGGTGCCCTCCCCATGAGGTGCCGCACCATCTGAGCGACCTCTGGCGGCAGATCTAGCGCATAAGCGTTGGTGATCTGCTCGACCTGGGGGCCAGTGGCGTTCTCGGTCGGCTTTGATCGCCGGATCCAGTGCAGGAAGCCTGCATCGCGCAAGCGCTTCAGCGCAGCGTGCACGGCCGAATAGGATCGGCCGACCGCTTCGGCGATGGTCGCGATCGCCGGCTCGAGCCTCCCTTCCTTGTAATCGACGAAGGTCATGTACAGCGCCTCGAGCACCTCGATCGCGACATGGCCCAGCGCGCCGTTCCTGCAGCCGGGGCTGAGGCGCTGACGCGCGCGCAGCGTCTTGCGCTCGAGCTCCTTCGCGCTCTTCAGGACAGCGCCGCCATAGCGCCTGCCGCCCCGCCGCGTGCCGTCGCCGATCGGGCGCCAGAGGCGCTTCTCGATCTGCCCCTCGTAATAGCTGTTGCGCCAGACCGGCTGGCCGGTGCGGCGCGTCTTGGTGAATTCCTTGCCGGCGATGACGTCGCCGATCGCGCGGCCGGTTCCTGCCCGCCCCTCTGCAGAGATCGCCGTCATGCCGCGATCTCCCAGAAACAGCCGAAGCCGGTGACCCGGCCCCAGCTTTCGCGATGCTTCAGGCGATAAGCGATTCCGGCGGGGGCAGGCCCTGCATCAGCATGTCTGCCCAGGCCTGGGCGATCTGGCGGCGGCGCGGCAGATAGGCGGCGCGGTTGTAGATAGGCTCGACGCCAGGCTGCGCGTGCGCGAGCATGAGATCGATGATCTTGCGATCGTCGATGCGATCCTGAAGCGCGCACTGCTCGTTCATGATCGTCGAGAAGCTCGATCGCCAGCCATGGGGCACGTGCACGCCCTCGAGCCCCGCGATCCGATAGAGCTTGCTGAGCGTCGAATCGCTGATCGGCTTGCGCCGATCGCCGATGCCAGCGAACAGCCAGGGCGTCTGCGGCGCGATCGCCAGAGCGGCTTGCACCGTCGCGGCTGCCTGAAGCGACAGCGGGATCAGGAAATCGTGCGCCGCGTCCCGCTGCTTGTCCCTGGTGAGCTTCATGCGCGCCGCCGGGATATGCCAGAGCGGCTCCGGCCCATCGAGCCCGATGAATTCGCGCTTGTCGGCCTGGCAGACCATGGCGGGACGCGCGGCCGTCAGCGCGAGCAAACGCGAAGCCAGCAACACCGTCGACGAAGCCCCTTCCCGCGCTTCGGTCTGCTGCAGCACCGCACGCGCCGCCTCGATCGTGATCGCCGCCGGTCGCCGATGTGTGGTCGCGCTCTTCATCGCGCGGCTGATCATCGCTGCAGGATCCGTCGTGGCCAATCCGGACGCGATCGCCCAGACGAAGACTTCCGAGATATGCATGCGCACCTTGCGCGCCATATTGAGCTTGTCCTGCGCCTCGATGCGCCGAACGACCTCCAGGACCATCGGCGCGGTGATCTCGCCCACGCGGCTGGGCCCCAGCAAGCTGAAGGCGTGGTTCTCGAGGCGCTCGAGCACCTGCTTGCCATAGCGAGTCGACCAGCTGCTCTTTCGAGCCTCGTGCCAGGCACGGGCCAGCTGCTCGAAGCTGTCCGTCGGCTGCCGCGTACGGCTGACCTTCACGACGCGCTTCTCCGCTCCAGGATCGATCCCGCCGACGAGCTGCCTTCTCGCCTCGTCGCGCGCCATGCGCGCATCGCGTAATGACACTTCCGGATAGAGCCCCAGCGTGAGCGTCTTCTCGCGCCCCCTGAAGCTGTACTTCCACCGCCAGGATTTGGTGCCGCTGGTCAGCACCAT